AAAGAGTTAGGTAAATCTTTAACTGAGATACGGCAAATGACGGTAGAAGAGATTGTTGGATGGTCAGCTTATTTTCAAGTGTTAAACGAAGATCAAGAGAAAGAAATGCAAAAAGCTCGAAGACGTAGGTAATATGGAATGAGTTAGGGAAAAAGTTGTGGCATCGGCAGAAGCTCAGATACAAATTGCCGTCAAAAATCTTAATGCGTTAACTAAGTTAGATAAGCAATTAAATAAAATAAATAAAACAAATGAAGCCTTACTTCGTGGTTTAGATAAATTAACTTTAAGTGTTGATAATCTTGCAAGGTCTAAGGGTTTTGAAAATATAAGTAGAGGAGCATCTGCGGCAAGAAAAGAAATAGATGAAACTAATAAAAGTATGAGTGGTTTTGCAAAACTAAGAAGTGCTTTAGTATCAACAAGTGGTGGAAGAAGAGCTTTAGGTATAGGAGTTTTAGGACTTGGAGTAGGTGGAAATAGTTTACTTAATAGTATAAAAGGTCTAGGTAGTAATATAAGCAACGCTATTAATCCATTAAATCTTTTTAAAAAAAATGTTGATGCAACAGCAATTAGTACAGGTGTTTTTGGTGGAAAAATAACAGCTCTTGGATCTGCTGTTGCAGCTCATCCAGCAATAGCAGCAGCCGCCGCCGTTGCTTATATGGCTTTTGGAGACAAGATAGGCCAAGTTGCCATAAAAGGAGTTCCCAATTTAATTAAAGGATTAGCAGGAATAGGACAAGCAGCTACAAATTCAGCAGGTTTAGCTATTGGTGGATATAAAGATTTAGAGCTTCAACTTGAATTAACTAGAGCCGCTTCTGTAAGATTAAATGCTGAAATTGATTCTCCTAGAGGAAGAATTTCTAGTAGAAATAGAGCCTTTGGAGTAAGACAAGTTGGATCACCAGCAGAAGAACAAGTACGGAGAAGAAATCGAAGAATCAATGAAATGGCTGCTCGTCATAGAGAAGATAAATTAGTAACAACAGCTATTGCAGGGCCAAGTTCAAGTAGAGCAGGACAAACAATAAGACGACTTAAAAGTATTGATGCTAATCAAAAAAAGACTGCTGTTGAAAGTAAAAAATCTAATTCAATTCTTTCATCTCAATCTTTATTTGGGCCTACTGCTTACCAACCTACTATTCCTGGTCTTGGGCCAGTTACTTCAGGAACAGGATTTACTGCTGCTCAATATGGGCCACAACAATTACCTAATACCCTTCGTTCTGGTTTCCAAAGACAAAGAAATCGTCTTGGAATAGGAAGCTTTGCCAATCCTCAAGGAATGTTTGCAAGTAGAAAAGGTGCTCAAGGAAGAATTGGTGGAGCAATAACTAGCGGAATGATTGGTGGTGGATTCCCTGCTTTGTTTGGTCAAAGTCCTTTAGCTTCTCTTTTTGGAGGAATTGGTGGTGCTGCTGGTGGTGCGTTAGGAGGAGGACTTGGATTTGGTTTGTCTATTGCTGGTACAGCAATGGCTCAAAGAATTCAAGAAACTATAGATTTCAGAAAATCAATTAAAGACTTGAATGTAGATATGAAAGCAATGGGATTTAATGCAGGATTTAACGCAAAAGAGATAATTAAATTAGGAAAAAGTTTAGGAATTACAAAACAAGAAGCTGTTCAAGTAGCAGAACAATTTAAACGATTTGGAAAACAAGGTGCTTTATTTGCTCAAGCATTTGGAGGAGATTATGGTGCTTTTACTGCTACAGCTCAAGCAATTGAAGTTGAGTCAGCAATGGCAGCCATTAAAGCTATTAATAAAGACTTATCTTTAGAAGAAGAATTAAGATATACATTAGCTTTAAGGACATTAGGTGTAGAAAAAACAATAGATCAACTTTTAAAAACTCAATTAGAAAAACAAAGACAAAAAGTAAAAGAAGGTTTTGCTGTAGGTGATCCCGATGGACAAAAACTTAGACCTGGATTAAGACGAAGACAAACTAAAACTTTAAACGAAGAAGATGAACGGATTCAAGAAACTATTGATGGTTTAAAAGAAGCACAAGAGCAATTTAAAAAGCTTCAATTAGCAGCAGAAGCAAATTCAAGATCTATTGTTACAGGTTTAGAAAAAGTTAATAGAGAATTAAGAAAATTAAATGATCCTCAGTTCCAAATAGTTGAAGGAGCAAAAGCAATTAGTGAAGCATTTAGCACATCATTTAAAGGGATAATTAGTGGAACGATGAGTGTTCAACAAGCATTTGCAAATATGTTCCAACGTATTGCAGATCATTTCTTAGATATGGCAGCACAAATGGCTGCTACTCAGTTACAGAAAGGGATATTGAGTTTATTTACAAAAAACATAGGATCAGTTGCAATGAGTTTGAGTCAACCTGCCACTCTCCCAACAGATTTAGGCAGTAGTTTCAGCACCAAACAAGCGTTTTCAGGAGCAGCGTATTTTGCTTCAGGAGGATATGTAACTAGACCAACCGTAGGACTTGTAGGAGAAGCTGGAGAAGACGAATATGTAATTCCTGCATCAAAGATGGCTTCAAGTATGCAACGCTACTCAGCAGGTGCTAGAGGTGAAGCTGTAATTCCTGGTACTGGTTCGTCCCATGTCGGTGCTGGTGGAGGAGCTTCAACAACTGTTAATTACAGTGGCCCTATTCTTAACTTCAACTCTGAAGAGTTTGTTCCTAAATCTGCTGTAGGTCAAATCATTGCAACTGCTACATCTCAAGGTGCTAGAGCTGGAGAAGCTAGAACATTGTCTAGTCTTCAAAATTCTCGTAGCAAAAGGAGTAATTTAGGATTATGAGTCTTGTTGCTTTAACTAATTTTATTACTATTACTAATCCAAATGGATCAGTAGCAAATATTCCTGACAAGTTTCAAAACGGAAGACACTCTCCTGCAATTAGTGGATTTCAATACCTTTCGTTTATTTATCAAGGAGCCGCTAGAAATAGATCTGGAGACAATATGACTTCATCATTATTACTTGCAAATAATGAGTTGAGCATGAATTATGCACAACAAATTGTGCTTAACAAATACCATGTAAAAGTAGAAACTTGGTTGATGACAGAAGCATTTGAAAGAAGCAAAGAATTAACAGAAGAGCAATGGTTAGCTTCTTCTATGTCATACGATCCAGAGTCAATAGAAATTATTCTGTCTTCTGCTATTGATGCTGTTGGTGCAAACGCTCCAGATAAAGTATTAACAAGAGATATTGTTGGAGCTTTACCGATTACTGGATCAATTCAAAACAGGTGAAGCCACATCAATTAATTGGTCTTCCTTATCGTTTAGGGGCTGATCCAGAGAGGCATAAGGCTGGTGATTGTTTGTCTTTGGTTCGTACGGTGTTAGCAAATTATGGTTTTACTGTTCCTCAAGGGCAGCGTGATTGGTATAGAAGGTTAAGGAAAAAAGACTATAGTATCTTTTTTGAAGAATTAAATAGGTGGGGGGTTGAATCACCCCCTAAACTAGGAGCAATAGCTTTATGTAAATCAGAAGATGGTTATGGCATGGCAGCTTATTACGAGGAAGGATGGCTAAGTTACCAAAAAACATTAGGCGGCCAAATGGTGATTTGGTCACCTCTAAAAGCCCTTTTGGTCGAAGGCTGTTATTACCAACGGAAATAGAATTATGTAATGTTTTAGGGATAACTGAAGATGAATATTGGTATTTTTTAGATACAACTGCTGCATATAACGGACAAAGACCCAAAGGTTATGAGTTGATTCCTGATATACGTTCTGAACCTGTCACTATTCTTGGATTTACGATAACCCAAGCAATGTGGGTTCAAGTAGGAATTGCTGTAGTTGCTGCAACTATTTCATACCTTTTAACACCTAAACCAAAAGAATTAAAATCAGGTGGTAGTAGAAGAACTGCTGATGCAATTGGTAATACTAAATTCGTTCCACAAGCTTCTTTTAATTCAATACAAGAGTTAGCAAATATAGGTGATGCTATTCCTCTTGTTTTTGCCAATCAAACAACACAAGGAGGATATGTTTACGGTGGAATAAGAGTTAATAGTCAACTTTTATGGTCACAATTTGTAAGTCTTGGTAAATATCAACAATTAAAAGCTCTTGCTTTGTTTTCTCATGGAACGATAGATAATGCAACAGATCCAAGTACAGGCAAACAAAATCCAGAATATGAAGGATTTGCTGTAGGAGATACGCTTTTAAATACTTATAACGCTCATAAAGTTGGTCTTTATTTTAGAAACGGAAGTGCTTCAACAGATAACAGAATTATTGAATCAGATAAATATTCTGAATCTGAATTAGTTTTTTCAAATGGGAATGATCCATTTATTGTTGGCGTTCCAAATAAAGCTGGCACACACGTTCCAACATCAACCAGCAAAGCATTTAGTGGAACGAGAAACCCTACAACACAGACAGCTTTTGGTGTTTATTCTCCTGTTCCTAATGCTCAAATTTGCAGATTACCTTATGAATTAATTCGTGATCCTAGAGGTTCTTCTAAAGAATCAATTAAGGACATGATGAGGAAGAGAAAAAAAGTTGAATTTGCTAGATGGCCTACTAGAGCTGGAATTTTAAAAATAAATAATACAACATCTAAAGGACTTTATTCTGTTGTTAAAGATGACAAAATTACATATCAAATAGTAGGAATGGATAGTGGAGAAACTAATGCTTTACAAAGAGTTTATGACGCAGATAAAAATACTCCAGGTTATCAAGTAGTTACTGGAGCTGGTAACGCAGATGCTTTTAACTACAGACCTCATGGAGTTGAAGATGTTGATAATTTAACAACATCAATAAGAGAAAATACAGATTCTTTAATAACAGTTGGAGAGCAATATTTAATTGGAACGGCACTTGTTATTTGCACATCAAATCATAATAAACCTGTCCCTTGGTCTATTGAGCAAACAAAAGAATATGATTTTAAAGTTATTGAACCTGGCGAAGTAGATATTCCTGTTAATGGAGCAGATTTATCTAAGCATTGTCAAAATCCAGCATGGTTTGATCCTGCTGGCTCTAGTCAAGATAAAGATGCAAGATATAGTTTAAGTGATTTATCTGCAATATTTTGGCAGCAAATAATTAGTGGTACTGAGCTTAATTATCCCAGAGGAACAAATGATTTATATTATGCTCACGATATTTATACAGCTCAACGAATTGCATTAGCAACTGTTTCTAATAATAGAAAATGTGATGTTACAGAAATAGGAATTAAATCAACTGTTTTTAAACGTATTCGATTTGCAAATGTTAATAGTCAACCAGACGAAGAAGCATTAAAACAAGCATTTACCGATAGAACACAAATACAATTAGGACAAATTGATGGTTATGCAAAAAGAATTTCATTATTTATGTTGCAAGCAAGGCAAATAGGAGATTCTAATTGGACAGATTTAAAAAATACATTATCTAATCATAGTGGTTTATTTGCAGTCAAAGGTAATAGTCCAGAAGCTCAATATAACGCTATAACTATTTCACATCCTCGTAATCAATATGAGTATAGATTTAAACCTTTCCCTGGCAATTACATAACAAGAAAAGAGCTGTGGGGGAAAAGATTTAATTTATTAGCAACTGATGGAGGTGGCAATGCACAAGTTTCTCATTTTAATTCCAATACTTCTTTTGGTAATTTTGATATAGCTTTTTCAGGTGATGAAGGTTATACGATTGATGAAGATGAAGCTTGTAATCCTGAATGGCAATTAGGAGCGTCTTCTGTTAGCACAAGTGGAACGGTAACAAGTGTAAGACTTAATGGACAAACACAATGGATTTCAAGCCCAAATTTTAATGGGTCAGTTACCAGTTGCAAATGGGATACAAATAGAGTTATTACAGGTGGATCTCATGCAATTGTTTTATGGAATGAGATAACTGCTCCTGCTTGGTCTGCTGCACGAATAGCACAAGGTTTACCTGGGCATCAATGGCAGTTGTATGACGGAGTAAGAAGTGATTGGGTAATTAGTGCTTTCCCTAACAATAAAGATTCATGGTCACAAGTTTGGTTTTGGCAGTCTACGCCTGAAAGAAGATTTATTGTTGCTAATCCTTCTACTTATGGTAATCCAGAAAGTAACAATCATAAATTCCATGTAATAGAACAGACATGGCAATGTACATCAACAAATGCAACAAGATATGATCATTTCAATGGATCTGTTTCTGTTACTGAAGGTAGTGGAACTGGGTTAAAAGTTAATTTAACAATTCAAAAAGTAAATATAAATCAATTTAATGTGGGTTTTCCTGCTGTATATGAATACAAAGCAACATGGTCGTTAGATCTTAATAACTTAGGAACTGGATATATTAATGGAGATCAAGTAAAAATTCCTTGGAACGACCATAACGGAGCTGCAAGAACAATTAATGTAACTTTATTAGTTAGTGCTAGACAAATAACAACAAGAGCAGCACAAAACTTTAATCCTTTTGATGCTTTAGTTGATTGGAACGTATATGAAGGAGATGAAAATAGTAATCGTAATGAACCAGATCACGAAATTGTTTATGTCAACGAAATATTAAAACCACCAGTAGATCAAAACAGTCAAGAACAACCTGCGGAATATGGTGATTTAGCTTTTGCTGGGATAAGAATTAACAGTTCAAAAGAGTGGACAAACTTTAGTCAGTTTTCTGCTTACTTTAAAAAAGGAATAAAAATAGAACAGTTAAACAGCAGTGGAACAGGAGCTTCTAATTTATTTCCTGAGATTGCCCATGCGTTATTAACTAGCACAGAAATAGGAGCAGGAAAATTAGTTGGAGCTAGTTCTGTAGATAGAGCAGCAATGGCTGATGCTGCTGATTATTGTTCTAAAAATAGATTTTTCTGGGACGGTACAATTTCATCTAAATTAAATTTAAGAGATTTTATTTTTGAACACGCTGGTTATTGTTTATTAGATTTTACAATTATTGGAGGTAAATTTAGCCTTAAGCCTTCTGTCCCTGTTGATTCGAGCAATAAAATTAATAGAACAATTTTACCTGAAATAAAATGTCTTTTTACTGATGGAAATATTAATGATCTACAAGTTTCATTTTTAAGTCCAGAAGAAAGACAAA